AGTATTTTCTACCTGCCAGCATACCATTAAGCAGCTTGCGGGAATACCTCTATCTAAGACGAATAGCGAAGACGTAGACACGAAGGCTGAAGATCACGCCTACGATGCTTTACGCTACATGGTAATGACACGCATGTCTGGCTACGCTTCTATACACTCACAATTAGGCGCAATCAAAAATCACGTGTACAAAGTACAAGACGAAGTATTTGGATACTAGATGAGCAAGACACTCGACAAACGTATAGAGCAACTAAATCTCATAAAAGAGAGTTTGTTTCCTGACGGGGTAATTACTCCCGTATCCGAAATACAGGAACGTATAGCTGCTGGAACACATACTGTCCGTGATGGACTTATAGCAAGACTATATGCAAAGGGTATGCCTATTGACCCCGGTCTTTTAAAGTTAGATAGCACAAAAGAATTTGCACAATCATTAAAAAAGGCTTTTCCTGTAGGACCAAAATCTCCATCTAAAGGAGTAGAAGGATATTCTATCCTACTTAATAAATTACCCAAAAACAATATTTCACTTGACGCATCATTTAATGAGTTAAGTGAAGCTGCAAAAAGCACAGACTTTAGTTCTGATATACGTAAAACTGTCGTAGATCCTATACGTAATGATGTTACAGCAGTTTCAGAAGGCAGATTAGCAAAGCCAACAACAGGCACACGTAAACTTGCAAAGGGGGCAGTTCCACCCGGTGTTTTAAAAGGCATTATGGAAGGAATAGGCAATATACCTGATCCCGTCATGCGCGACGCAGTTGTTGCTAGTATGTTAGGACTTCGTGGAACAGATCTATCCGGTATAGCTACGACAGCAGAGCTTGCTGAACAAACATTTCCCGCACGACCATATTACGACCCAGCGACAGGAACACTAATATCCCCTGATCCTGAGTTGCCGGGTAAAGGTAGAAAAGCATCTGGCCCAGATAGACCTCTTGGTCCAGTTATGCGACAGATAATGGAGCGTAGATACGCTTCTGCTGTAGATGGGGAGTTATTTCCTAACATAGATACTAATAAAATTGCAGCGACTCTTAGAAAATACGTCTATCCAAACATAGACAAAGAAACCCTAGCTGTATTAAAAAACAAACCAAGTGGATATACAGATCTTCGTCGTATCACTGCTTCAGCCATTGCTAATCAGTTAGGCGATCCTCAAGCAGCAGCAGAAATCATCAGCCACACAGGAGAAGCGGGGGCTGAAAAAATTGATCGTGTGATGACACGCTTCTACGCGGATGTAGAAAATCAAGGCTCTCTTGAAGCACGTCGTTCTGCACTCGTTGGTTTTGAATCCTTGATGGCAGACGCTACAGGGACAATGGATGCAAAGGGGCTTGGCACATACTTAAACCTAGACTTACCTGAAACATTCAACGCTGAATACCCCAAATTAGAAATCAAAGGATCTAAGGTAGGTTCTGCTGTACAGGTAACCGAAGCCACTCCCGAACAGATAGCATCTGATCAACAACTTCGGGCAGCAAAGACTGCAGAGGCAGCAGCCACAGCCGAACTATCTGCACAGCAAAAACTAGAATCTAGAGATGAAGCCCTAATTCGTCGAGGTGAAAATGCTACAGCAGTTGCAGAAGCAGAAGCTAAACTTGCAGAAGCACGTCTTTTAAAGAAAGAAGAAAAGGCTGCACAGGCTGCAGCAGATAGCACGGCACGATATAAAGACACCCTAAAGTTTATCGGGGATATGTACGGCAAGGTTCCGCCTCCAGTTAAGAAAGGTATTGCTGCAGTTCCTTATGTTGGTGCTGCTATTGCTGCAGAACAGACGTACAGTGCAGTAACGCAACAAGCAGAGGCGTTAGGTCTACCTAGTCCTGTTGCAAAAACGGCAGGGGCAGTAGCGGGGGCTACAGAGTTTCTTCCGGTTGCACCTAGTGATGTTATTGCGGCGGTGCAATCTATGGCTTCTCCGGTAGCAGATCCCGGTTCTGCCCGTCCTATTGAACGGATGATGGCTTATCAACCAGAACTATTTACCGATCAAACATCTGCTGCACCTGTACGCATTCCAGATGCTGTACAGAATGTACCAACCTCTTTTCTTTCTAACCAAGAAAGATTGAGCCAAGCGAGAGAAGCTTCTCGTTCTGGCACCGAAGCAACAGGCTTCATTTCCTACACACCATAAATTGGGAGACTAAACCATGAACATGAATATGGGTCCAGCCTACATTATGAACAGCGACAAAACTGGCGTTGATGACATGATGGGCTGCAACAAACTGTATCGGGAAGGTCTTGAGTTCGACACCAAAGCAAAGCAAGGTGTTTTGACTGAAGACATGCCAAAGAAGATGACAAAGAAAGCAGTTGATCCTTCAGTGATGAAAATGGCTGAAGAACGCGACTACTAAAATCAGATGTCTGAAAATTTCCTTCAACCACCTGATGATACTCAGGTAGCAGTCCACAACCCTGAAGAGGGGTTACCGGGTCTTGTTGGTCATATCAAAAGAAAGTTCGAAGATGCCGAAAATGGTCGGTATGCTTACGAACAACGCTGGCTAAAGGCGTACAAAAACTTTCGTGGTATTTACGATTCTACAACTCAGTATCGTGAAACCGAACGGTCAAAGGTATTCATAAAGATTACTAAAACGAAAGTTCTTGCAGCGTACGGTCAGATCATTGATATTCTTTTTGCCAACAAGAAGTTTCCCTTAGTTGTGGAATCTACCCCAGTACCAGAAGGTATCGCTGAATTTGCACATTTGCAAACGCCCTTAGACGATCTCATTCCACAGGAAGATCCGTATGGATACGCCGGAGATGGACGGGATTTTGGTCCGGGGGCTTTAGAAGCAAAACCATCTATGGATTACTTAGGCGGTTCGAAGGATAGATATAACGGGGCACCTATTCGTCCCGGTCCTGCCTTGATGGGAGAAGCCCAGATATCTCCCGCACAACGTGCAGCACTCAAGATGGAAAAGATGATCCACGATCAACTTTTAGATACGAACGCTATAAACGTGTTTCGTAGCGGCATCTTTGAATCGGCACTTTTAGGCACAGGCATCATTAAGGGGCCGTTTAACTTTTATAAGCGTGTCCACAAATGGGAAAAAGACGACGAAGGTAATCGTGTATACAACCCCTACGAGAAAGTAGTGCCACGTATTGAGCACGTTTCTGTATGGGACTTTTATCCAGATCCGTCTGCTACAGATGTAGAAGATTGCGAGTACGTTATTCAACGTCACCGCATGAACAAACAGCAGCTTCGTAACCTTATCAACCATCCGTACTTTTACAAAGATGCAATTGAAGATGTAATCGCTAAAGGTTCTAACTACGAGGATAAGTACTTTGAAGATACTATCCGCGAAGATGAGACTGAGGCGTACTATCAAGAGAATCGCTTTGAAGTACTAGAATACTGGGGTGTTTTAGACGCACAGTTTGCCGATCAAGCAGGTATGGAAGTCCCATCTAACATGGGGCCAATGGATCAAATCCAAGTTAACGTTTGGGTTTGTGGTAACGAAGTTATTCGGTGTGTACTAAATCCGTTTACACCTGCCCGTATCCCATTCAACGTGTTTCCTTACGAAATCAACCCATATCAAATCTGGGGTGTTGGCGTAGCAGAAAACATGGAAGATGCACAGATGCTGATGAACGGTCACGTTCGGATGGCAATCGACAACTTGGCTCTTGCTGGCAACTTGGTTCTTGACGTAGACGAAGCAAGCTTGGTTCCCGGTCAAAACATGGATATATTCCCCGGTAAGATTTTTCGCCGCCAATCTGGGGTAACAGGTACTGCAGTAAACGGCATCAAGTTTCCTAACACGGCACCTGAAAACATTCAGATGTATCAGATTAGCCGACAACTTGCTGACGAAGAAACTGGTTTACCTTCTATCATGCACGGTCAAACAGGCGTTAGTGGTACAGGCCGCACAGCATCCGGTTTGTCTATGCTGTTAGGTGGTGCAAGCCTATCTTTAAAGACTGTAATTAAGAACATCGACGATGCACTGTTAAAGCCACTAGGTGAAGCGTATTTCCAGTGGAACATGCAGTTCAATGAGACTGCGCCTGACATCGAAGGCGACTTAGAAATCAAACCTCGCGGTGTTGCTGCCGTGATGCAAAAAGAGGTTCGTAGCCAGCGACTAACCACCCTGCTACAGACCGTATCCAACCCCATGCTGGCACCATTCATCAAGATACCTAACTTGATGCGTGAACTTGCAATCGCACAGGACATCGACCCTGACAGCTTGGTCAACGACGTTAGCGAAGCACAAATTTTTGCTGAAATGCTGAAAGGACTAGCAAATGCTCAACAAGCAGGAAGCCCGGAAGATCAGTCCGCTGGTAACCAACAAGGAAGCATGGGACAGTCTGGAGATGTACCTGCAGGAGCAAATCCAGATGACGCTTCGGGCGTTGGTGGGGGCCAGATCGGAATTGGAAGTGTTCCGGCTGCAGGGGAAGATAACTTCACTGGAAACGCTTAAAGGCTTGAAACAAGACTACGAAGCAGCCGTAGCTGCGAAGGATATTACCTGATAATGACAAATCCTGTAGTAGAAAACTATGTGTATAACCTTATGGGCCGACATTACGGCTCGTATGCGCTAGGACAGGCTGAGTACGTTCCATCCCCGTTTGATGATATGGAACGAGGGTACTTTCAATATCCTATTGGTACTCCGGCCCCTACAGTAGAACAGCCAGAAATACCTGAAGCATCCTTCGATGAAAGCGTAGATTATGGTGGCGAAGATGGCCCTTCTTCTAGTACCTCGCCGGGTAGTAAAGCTGTAACAACAGGTATACAGGGCAAAATAAATAAACAAATCTCAAAGCTAGTTGAAGAAAAATTTGGTGTTCCTACAGCTTTAGATCCATTGACGGGAACTGTTAGAGCATCCGGCCCTCCCGGAATTGTAAAGATGATGATGCCGCCTCTAATGAGTGGTCTTATGGGCTTGGGTGCTAAAATGAGCAAGGAAAACTTGATGAACCTTGCTGAAATGTCGGTTGCTGGTTTTCCCGGATATAGTACAGCCTTAATGGGAAACCAAATGGTCGGTGTTCAACCTACTGATACAACGATTGGTGGCATCGTTTTAGAGTCGTTGGGTTTTAATATAGAAGGCTACACTTTAAGCGGTAATGTAGGAAGCTTTACAAACGTAGATCAAGAAGCATACGAAGATGCTTTAGTTACGTCTCTTTTATCAAATAAACCTACATTACGTAGTCCTATTGAGGCTCTTAATTTAGGATTCGATCCGGGGCAGTCGGTTTATAAACAAACAGAAATTCAAAATAATGTTGCCACTCTGTTAGGTATAGATCCCTTCGGTCCTAATTTTGCTGCAACACCATCCTTTCAAAGCTTTGCAGATGATAAAGGCCCCGGCGGAGTACCCGGAAGTATAGTAGGTAGCTACGATCAATTCGGTAACTGGGCACCTGTTACCAGTCCAATGTCGGGGTATGCTTTTAGTGGTATGATGCCGGGAACTAGCAAAGCGAAACTAGAAAATGCGGGATTCTATTTTCATACAACTCCATCAGGGCAGTTTGAAATGTATTCGCCGGATACAGGATGGGGTGCTGGTGGTGGCAAGGGTAGTCCGCATGATAACACTGCTGATAGCCAAGTTAAGCAAAGTGGATCAGTCACCAGCGGTCCCTCGTTTGATGATAGTTCATTAGGTAAAGGCAGCGGCAGCGGCGACGGCGGTATGGGTTATGGTGGAGATCCCGATGAAGGTGGCTATGGCGCAGGTAGAGCAATGGGTGGTCGCGTCGGATATGCTCCCGGCGGCGATGTAACCAACGGCTTCGTAAACAAAGACCCAGATTCCGTAACCGAACAAGAATCTATTGCAGATAACAGACATACCAGCGTCAAGGAAGGTTCATTCATTGTAAACCAACCTACCAATGAAAAATACGAGGGTATGTTAGACAGCTTAGTTGCAAAGGCGCAAAAAAAGGTAAAGAAACCCAAAGATGCCCCTATGGTAGATGTTGCACTTTCTGACGGTGAACGTCATATAGAACCAGAAGTAGTTGCTGAAATCGAAAAGATGAAGGGCAAAGGCTTCCTAGACAAACTAAACAACAAAGGCAAACTTGAAGTAAAGCGTAGACAAGCCAAGTATGGTGGTGGCGTCGGTTTAAACGAAGGGGGTTTTTTAGAACAAGGTATGGAAGTACAAGACGTAGGTGACGATATACCTATGCAAGACTACGCACCAGTATCCGATGAGTTGATTTCTAAACTTAGTAAGTTTGCAAAAAAGAAACCACAGCGGAGTCAAATTAAAGAGTTTATCAAGGGTCTTTCTGATGAAGATAAACTGACTGTATTGTTCCTTACAGAAACACAATCAACAACCGACCCTATCGAAAGTATGGAAGCAATCGGTGAAGTAGTACAGAATCGTATGGCATCTGACTATTACGACTTTAAAGATATAAAAACTTTAGACGATGCGCTTTTAAAACAAACTAGACGTGGTGCATTTCATTTTTCTGGCTTAGAACCGTCTACCTTGTTTGCTCGTGCAAAAGAAGTAAAGAAGGGTTTGGCAAGTAAAGGTTTGGCAAAGGCAGCAGCAGCAGCCCAAAATGTTTTAGATCCAGAAACGGAAGGCAATCGTAGGCTTCCTGTCGGAACAGTATTTTACACACGCAAAGACGCACCTAGTCAATGGATGCGCGAATCAAAAGATTTAGAATTTTCTACGGAACTTGGCGGACATGAGTTTTACCGCACGTTTATAACACGAGAGTTTCCGTAAGAGATCCGTCGGCTACCCACAATAATGTGGCCCCGACACAACCGGAGCGGCTACCTACAGCCATGTAGCCCCGCAACATGAGGTAAATAAAATGGCAAAAAAAGTACGCGGTCACCGCGCAAATAAACCCAATGATTCCTTTGGGACAATCAATAGTGAAACACTTTATCGTGGTAAGTACAGAGAAGAAGTGTACGATGACGACGATCAAGAAACCACTGAAGTAGAAGCCCAACAAGAAGAAGTTGAAGAACAAGAATCAAACGAATCATTTGTAGAGGCAAAGCAAGATACATCAGATCACGACTACAAGAAACGGTACGATGATCTTAAAAAGCACTACGATGATAAAGTTCGAAGCTTCAAGGAACGAGAAAAAGAGTTGGAAGCTGCAATATCGCAAGCACCACAACAAGGAATTTCTCTTCCGAAAACTGCAGAGGAACTAGAAAAGTTCAAAGAAGAATACCCAGATGTATACGGTGTAGTCGAAACAATTGCTTCGATGAAAGCTGCAGAAAGGTCATCTTCCCTAGAACAAGAAATAGAAACTTTGCGGGAACGTGAAAAGGAAACAACGGTTCAAGCTGCGTACCGTGAACTAACAAGGAATCATCCAGATTTTGACGAAATCAAAACAGATGAGAAATTCCTGACTTGGCTACAAGAGCAACCAGAAAGCATTTCTGACGGTATTTACAAAAACAATACTGATGCTCGTTGGGCCTCACGAGTTCTAGATTTGTACAAAGCAGATCAAGGTATCTCAAAAAAGAAACAATCCAAATCTAACGAAGCTGCAGCTACTGCAGTTAGATCTTCTAAAGCAAAAGACATTTCGTCTGAAGCAACAGGAGATAAAAGAATTTGGAAAGCTTCACAAATCGCCAAGATGAAACCGTGGGAGTTCGAAAAGCACGAAGCTGAATTGGACGCTGCACGGGCTGAAGGGCGAATCGACTATCAATCTTAAACCTCAAAATGAAGGAAGGAAAAGCAAATGGCTTTTAATCGCGCTGCTGGTTATAATAACCTGCCTTCCGGTAACTTTACACCGGAAATTTTCAGCCAAAAAGTTCTCAAGTTTTTCCGTCGCGCTTCGGTTGCTGAAGACATCACAAATACCGACTACGCTGGCGAAATTGAGAACTACGGCGATACGGTTCGTATCATCAAAGAACCAACAATCACTGTATCCGCATACTCACGCGGTTCAGTGGTTAATCCACAAGACTTGGCTGACGACCAAACAACTATGGTTGTTGACCAAGCTAACGCTTTCGCATTCAAGATCGATGACATCGAAGAGCGTCAGTCTCATGTTAACTTTGAGGCACTGGCTACTTCTTCAGGTGCATACTCACTGAAGCGTAAGTACGACTTCAACGTCCTGCAAGCAATTGCTGACGGTGCTGGCATTGCTGGTGCTGATGACGCATCACTTGCTGGTGGCTTGCTGTCAACCAACACTGCTCTGGGTACTGCTGGTACACCAATTGCAGTTCACACTGCTCCAGACAATGCTGTCAATCTGATGCTTGAAATGGCAAAAGAACTTGATGAGCAGTCTGTTCCAGAAGAAAATCGTTGGTTTGTTGCCTCCCCTGCATTCTACTCAAAGCTGTTTTCAGCGGGTGCAAAGTTTGCAGAAGTACAGGTAACTGGTGACGGTACTTCACCGCTGCGGAACGGTCTTGTAATGCAGGGTCAGATTGCTGGCTTTAACTGTTACAAGTCAACCGCTTTGGTAACTGGTGGTACAGACGCAGTTAGCATCACTGGTGTTGCTGCAGCCGACGGTGAATCAATTGTATTGGCTGGTCACATGTCAGCCGTTGCAACTGCATCTCACATTGCAAAAACCGAAGTAGTTCGGTCAACTGAAACCTTCTCCGACATCGTTCGTGGTCTTCATGTGTTTGGACGTAAAGTCCTTCGCC